AATATTTTTAATATGTTTATAGATATCACCTTTCTCTGCTAATTCACCTGTTCCTTGTTGTTGTGACATTGAATCACCACTTTGAGTATCTAATTGTGCTCCAGTATTTCCTTTTTTATAAGGTGTTCTGGTTGGATCATAATCTTCATACCCACCTACAGTCCTATATCTATGATATGTTAATTGAAATGGTATATATTCAATACCATGAGCTTTAAACAATTCCATTATATTTTTATTTGTTTTAAAAACAAGTCGTGATAATTTCTGATCTATCACTTTCTCTTTCAGTTGATTAAATCTTTTTTCAGGATTTCTTCTAACACCTGTAAATGCTGATACCATTATGGTATAAAGAATATTTCTTGTCGATTCTCAATACAGTTTTCAATGTCAGCTCTCCAATCTGACTTAGATGCAGATATATCTACACCGTTTGCTCCAGTTGGTAAAACGTCCATTCTAAAACTAGAGTTTAATATGTCTATTGATACGAGTTTGATACATGCGTCTTGTATGTCATAAGGAACAGTTGGATCGCCATAACGATATGTTACTCTTATTCTGTTCTTTCTCATAATTGTAAATATGTAACCACGAAAATATAACTTTCCATATTCCCCTTCAAGGTTATGAACTCCTGTATCATTTGTATGATCAATATAACTGTCACCTGTCCATATTTCTATTTTATCTCCTTCATCGGGATCTAAATCTGCAATCTGTCTATGTTTTAAAAATATTGGTGAACCCCAACCATAAGAATATAATAATGGTAAATCATGAATTTCCTTACCTGATGATATTACTCCTCCAAAATGATGTCCTAATCTTCTGTCAAGTTCTTTCTCTTTCCTGAGAATAATTTTCTCGACCTGAGCTTTATTTGGAGTAGTAGTAGCAGTGATTGGAACACGAAGAAAATCAGAAACATCGGCTACTGTACAGTATGTGACCATAGTTTTATAAAGGTTGCTTTGTATTTAAATTTTCTATTTGAAAACTGCTAACCATTCTGCACTGCCTGTGACTTTTAGATAAATACCATTTTCTAAACGTCTATTTATATTAAATACTGATTGGGTTGATGATCCATATACTTCAAACTCAACACTTCCTCCTGCTGTAAGACCATTGATTACCTCTAATTTTGCTCCACTATGTTCTTTAGTACAATATATAGCGACTATTACACCGTGAGTTCCTTTTGCCAAAGTATTAGAATTAAAGGAAACTACATTATGATTCTCTGTACCCATAATATATGGTATTTATTGAAATATATAAACTTTAAGGAAGAAATGAGCACTAATTAACTATTAATTAACGCATGTAAAGTTAGCTAACTTAATTAAGCTAAGTTAATTAACTTTTTAAAAAAGAAAAAAAGAGACTAGAAACCTAGTACTCGGATTTTACAGGTCATACTGTTTACTACAGTTGATGCGTTTGCTAATTCTGCAAATGCTCTTGCTGCTGAACCTTTGGCAGTATGATCTTCACCATAACATTTAATCTTACCTGTTGCTGCTGCTCCTCCTGCTGCAGGAACGTATTGCAAAACTAATCCTTTATTGCCATCGAAAATTTGTGCTCCGATAACAGTACCGATTCTACCACCTAATGAAAGATCTACGACATTACCGTTTGTAGCATAGTTATCTCCTCCTGCGTAGGTTATGTCGACGACGACTGATTTCAATTTAGAAGTTAGTTCGCTTTGTATGGATAGTGTTTTGCCTGCAAGACTTTTATGCAAGGCATTTTGTGCGATTGTGATTGCCATCAACTTATATAAAAATAACTATTATATATACTTTAATAACATCTAAAAATATAACTATCTGATATATAACACCCTTTAATATGAAATATCGGTGATGGAATATTCCAACCATTTTCTCCATATATTTTACCAATCATGACTAAATCTATATATGTGACCGATAGAATTTGATTTTCATCAAATGGTTTTATTGATGGTGCCATTGAAGAATGTGTATAACCTTGCATTGACCTGTTTAAGTTAAAATGTCCTAAACCTAAACCATGTCCAAATTCATGTAATACTATGTTTCTTATTGTATTTTCTAGTAAAGGATAACTTTCTTGCACATTATCAACTGTAGTTGTAGATATATCATCTCCTAAAACAATTTTAGTTATATTTTTTTGACTTTCTAAAAATACATTAATGAACATAAATTTATGCCAAGATGTATTAAAATTTAAACTTGTGTTTCCTAATGTTTTACTATTTGATGATTTTTCATAATTTATCATAATATTACATTGAGGATAATTAAATGCAGTTTTATTTTCATGTTCTTCCCAAGGTATTGTTTCTACAAGAACAGCCCAACTACCGTTAGGATAAGCATATTCTAATTTTAATATCCATTCTTCTATTGCAGATATTGTTATGTATTTTAACTTATACCAATCATATAACTCAGGATTGACCTCAAATAAACAAACATGAGGATTAGTAGCATGTCTTAATTTTAATGAATCATATTTACTATATTCCCCATTTTCTGCAAATGAATTTAAAGGTATATTCATGCATAAAACCATAAGTATTAATATAACTACAGCATACTTCATGCTTAAATACTAAATTTATAGTATAAATATATTATTCAATAGTGTAATTAAATAAAAAAAAGGTGTAAAAAAAGGGGTTGGTTTGACTAGAGTTTAATGTCTCTAATTTTACCTTGTGATTTGAAATGGCGACAAACTGTCTCACCCATTGTTCTGAACACACCTTTTTCTACAAAAGCGTTGTTCACGAATGGATAGCCAGCAGATCTTCTAGTTGCTTCGTAATACTCGGTTGGTATAGCCACTTGTATTCCGATTCTTGGATAACCATATCCTTCTGCATCAGAAGTATCTAATGCAAAGAGTCTTCCAATTTCATCAGCACCATTAGATGGGGCATCTTTTGTTGGAATAAATGGAATTCCATAGATAGAGTCGACATGAATACCAGTACCTGTACCTTTAAAGGTTTGGATACCGTTTACGTCTACTTGAACTAATTGCTCACCGTATGGGTTTGCAATACGGACACTTGGCATGTATAAGCCTTGTATCTCAGAGTAGACTTCATGGGAGCCTAGGAATACATTTGGATCTTTACCTGCTGCGATTCTAATCTTTCTTAAGAAAGTTCTTAAGACATCGTCAGTAAGTACACCGTCAGTACCGATAGTACCAGAAGCAGATTCTACTGTACAGTCAAATTCTCCACCGTTTCCATCTCTGTCAACGGTAGCATCAGCAGCCCATGGATCGTAAAATCCAGAGTGGCTTCCACCTAGTGCATCTTCTTCTGCATCACTTGATACGATTCTATCAAGGGATTCAAAGTCTTTTGTACCAGTATGAGCACCACTTGAACCTGCTGCATCGCTTTCAACATCTGCTAAAAGCATTCTATTAATGAACTCTTTGTGTTGTACTGCCATGTACAATCTAAGTGAACCAAGTCCACCCCAAATGTCGTCTTTTGAATGAGTTGATAGCCATTCCATAACTTCAGATGCACTGAAAGGCAACTGAGCAGTTTTTGGTTTGACATCTAATTCTGCGACTGTTGGTTTGATTGTTTCAGCAATTAATCCACCTTCGCTGGTACCACCTAATGTGGTATTGGCATTGGTTGTATTAAGTGTTGGTTTTGCAGTTATAACCCTCCATCCAGATTTATCCCAAGGGTATTTTGGGAGTATGCCGAATGCGTTTGCTTCAAGATTCAGTTGAGCCCATGCATAAGCACCAAAAATGGCGTTAAACATACCAGCAGTGCTGGTTGTTGATGGGGCATCAGCCTTTCTAAGAAGGTTACGATTGTGTCCATAATATTGTGCCTCAAGCTCATCGATTGTTCTGATTTGAGTCATTTTAGTATGTTCCTACTTCGTCAGGTGTTGGAGTATAATATTTTCCAGCTAGAATGTTTCTTGCTACTACACTTAGATTTCCACCTTCTCTTGCATCTTTCAAAACAAATGACATATCAGATTCTGCTGATTTGTTAATTGTATCGAGTGCTGCACTAGGTCTTGGAGTCTCTGTAGTGAAGTCAAATGATTTCTCTTGCATTTTCAATCCAGATGGATCGCTTTCAGGTTTCTTTTCAGCTTCCTTATCATCATGTAACCCTACTTGAATAGAGTTAGATTGATAAGTATCTGGAACTGTAACCTTTGCACCTACGTCTTCACTTGCTGAAGTTTGTGGCTTCAACGGTAAGTCAGT